CTACATCCATCTGGATTAATTCTCCAGTGGGCAACATGACATGGGGAGTTATCTCATCATCGGCCATAAGCCAAAAACCAAATGTCTCATCCTCAGTCATATCTAAAAATTTCTCTCTCAACTCATAAGTATCTTGTTTGAGTGGAAAAGATTTATCCCAATAAGTAACATCATAATCAACAATGTGGGGATAGAATTTAAACTTCTTAAAGAGTTTATGAAAACCTTTTCTATGCCAGTTAAATCCATATGCGGACCATGGCACCTTTTTCATGTGTTCATTAAAACTCTGTGAATAAACCTTTTGCTTCATAAGGTAAGTAGCACAAGCCATCATAAAAGATCGTTGTTTATGTTTATCCACTATCTTCAAAATATCTAGCTTCTCCTTTTTCATGGCAAGATGCCAAATATAGGGTTCATAATCAGAATAAAAATCTTCAATTATCCATTGCTCAGGCACTTCTGCCTTAGTTTTGAAATACAAATTAAGTGGAAAACCTGGACCAGTAGAATAATCCATATAAAGCGATGTATACTGGGGTTTAACTTTAGGTATATACTCCTTCAAATACAAGTAAGTATAATGTTTCGCCATCTCCCAGACATCATTATCAGGTATTATCTTAGCATGATCAAAGCCTTTTACGGCAGTTTGATAGTTAAGTTCAGTCGTTCGGACCACTCCTACAGTAGGTTCGTGGCCTAATAAGGTCCTCGCATTATTGTCTATGTCTAACCTATACGGTGATTTGTGAAATTTAAAGTAATTAACATTTCTCCTAATAAAACCTATAACCTTGATAAATTTAAAATCAAATCTATCATGAATATTTTTATTGAAATGCATTACTCTCGGGGTTAGACACCAATGAAGCGAGGACGTTAACAAAAAGTTGTAAGTTCATCCCCAAAAAGATTTTGAACAATCCATTGGGAATGAACACCCATACATATATTATCTTTCTGGGTATCACTAGTTGTCTCACATTCTTCATGAACAGCAATAACATAATCATTATGTAAATAGGGAGAACCACAGCTTCCCGGAACGGAGCTTCCAATAAATTGGTAATAATCTCCTTCATATATTCCATTTCCAACAGTAAATTTCTTTTTAGTATCAGTATAATCGTAAAAATGCATAGCAACAATTGCATTAACTTTATTTTTAGGACTAATAACAGCAAATCTATGTGGTGTGTATCCATTTAAAATTCTATTTTCACTCAAAAGTGAAACAGGTACAAAAATAAAATAAGTAGTTTCGATAACTCCATCACCTTTCAAATCAACAGATGAAGTAATTTCACCTCTTGAAAGAGTGTATATATGATTATGTCTAATAGCATGAGTACTAATCAACAAACCTTGAAAATTTATTTTATCTTTAGTAGTATAAGTAACATACAAAGCCTCACTAATACGAAGTCCATCCTCTAAAAGATTGACCATAGGCCTAGATGGCTCAACGATAGGTGGGTTAATTTTTGATAAAGCTTCTTTTCTTTTAAGAATTTTAACATCACCAAATTGTACAACTTCACCTTCAGGAACTATAAGGGGTTCATCTTTAACAAATTTTTGATTCCTCTCCTTATTTGAAGTTTTCTTAAAACAAGGTGAACATTTCTTAGAATATGTTTCAGTGTTAAACATGAAAGCCACAGGGTGACCACATGAACACAATTTACCTGCTTCAAAAGTCTCTTGGCATCTAGAACAATATTTTCCATACCCATTAGAATTTTTATCAAAAGCTAATCTAGATCCACAATGGCAAGTACCTGGTTCAGAAACACTAAAAGAGTGTTGACCAGTATCAGTAGTAAAATCTATATTCCTAACATATTCCACAGTCTCATCAAGACTTTCTTTGCTGTTTTGATAAACAGATTCATAAACATCACAAATTTCTTCTAATTCAAAAAGAACTTCTGTGGCATACCTATAAGTATCCCACAAATTATCTGTAATAGCATCATTATCTTGATTCATATAAATTGTTCTATGTAACTCATGAACAACTCTTTTCATGTCATTTCTCTGACGTCTTGCAGTATCAATTGTCATTCCAAACAAGGAATCAATCTCAGATCGTCGTTTGTAATATTTAACCTTGGAAACATTAACCCTAAAAATTTTTGCTTTAGCTAGGGCAGAACCATATAGTGCAGTAAATTGCCTATAAGTTTTCTCATTCCATTTCAAGGAATTCTTAAGTTCATTAAAGTAAAACAAATCATCAAACTTATCAGCAATATCATCAGTATCACTACCTCTCAAATAGCTATTTCCTACAGTTTTACCCTCTTTTTCAACATGAGTGTACAAACGTAGATAAGTTTCTTTGGCTCTTCGTAGTTTCTTAGTTTTAGTCTCTTCCTCTTGTGTCGTTTTCATAAAATATAAATATGCAACAATAGCAACAACTACTACTATAGTAATAGCAAGAATAACCCATTTGGGTTGACTAATAGCTTCATATAACCATTCTCTTAGCCAGACTAAACGTGAGGCATAGGTCATATCTTCTTCACTAATAATAGTTTCATCTAGAAAAGCAACCGAGTATAAATTATCACTAACATCTGAAACATCTCTATGTATCAAATTACTAGCAGATATACAGTCGCTAGGATCAGCAACATATTCCTCATTAGTTATCAACTTATAAGTGTACATCCTAGTAATACCATTAACATCTTCAGATTTAATTCTAACAGCATAAATTTTAGAAACTTCAAGATCTTCCTGATGAAATTCTTGAATAAAAATATGCGCATTTGTAGAATGTTTGAAAATATCATATACTCGACCAGTCTTCCTATAAAAGAATATAGGGAGGTCTTCTACAATCTTCCCATCTTTGTCTATCTTATCAGTAAAATATTTGGGTATTCCCGACAAATTTTTAACAACTTTTGTAAGGTTGTTCATCATAGTTATAATGGGATTAGATTTAACTCCTTTTCCAACAATGAGCAACAAGCCCAAACCAGAAACTATAAATTCCATTATTTTAGTAACAACTCCTACAGAAAGATCACCAAGTGATTCTTTCTGTTTAGTCTTCTCTCGTTTTTCTTTAAAATATTTATAAGCTTTATAAACAGCTAACCAAACACAAGAAATTATAGACATATAAGTCATAATCTTAAAGGGTGTTGATTCAGCATACTCAGATACACCTTTATCAATCTCAGATTGAGGTATACCTTTATTTCGCAGTTGGTATCTTCTAACAAAAATAGCGATAGAAGGTATAGCAACTAAACCTAGAAAGGGTGCAAATGCCCATGCAAGAGGCATGGTCATACCCGCATACCATAAGACAGCTTGGGTACAATATATACCAGTGACAGTAGCAGTCCTCTTTTTAATAAAATTTTTAACAAAGGACCCTAAAGGATTTAAAAACACCTCAATAGCGGCAGTCATCCATCCATAAACAGTGTGCCAATAAACAGCAGTAGCACAGTAAGTAACAATATACCTACAAACAATATATTTTAAACGCAAAGGAAGATGAGTAATCCACGATTTGTCCAACATTCTATTAACAAATCTATCAAAAGTTCCTTTATAAACATCTCTGAGGTATCTTTTATATAAAAATAAAAAGACCCCCACTATGCAGTGATATATTAAATAAAATATCATATATAATATATATACAGGCAACATAAATGGTAAAAAGATCGCAGCAACAATAAGAGCTACTCCAAACAAAAAGAAAAGAACACTCCAAACAATTTCAGAAACATAATTTATTTGAAACTTAGGAGTTTCAAGAACAGGTTCCACAATAGGAACTTTTACCTTTTTCTTCTTAGTTTTATTTCGTTTAGTCCTTTTCCTAACGGAAGACTTCATTTGTTCATCAACTTTATTTTGTTGAGTCTTCCAGTAGAGACTAGTAAGTTTTTGAGAACCTTGATTAATCTCCTCAAGGC